CCTTCTGATGACCTTGGCAATTTGGTCGGGCGTCGTGGCAGGATAGTTTCCGTAGGCTTCATAGTTCCCCCCGCTGACCCCGCCTGCTGTGGTTCTGATATACTGTCCAGGGAAGTAAGGAGCGATTAGGTTTCCGTCACCAAGCGCACAAAGGAGACCGGCTTGGTGCCTCTGGTACATGACACTCATCAGACCAGACCAAAGTAATAGACCGCGTCATTCGCCCCGCACTTGTAACGCTCACCCCATTGGCTGCCGCTGACGTACTGGCTGACCACCCCGGTCGAGTTGTCCACGCTGGCCAGCAGGAGGTAGGCTTCCGAGTCCGAGTTCGTCTGCGGGGACGTGTCGTGGATGACGGTCGGGCCGTCAGGGAAGGGCGGCGGCGTACCCGAGGCCCCGACAGGCATGAGCAGATAGATGTAGACAGTCTGCGGGCTGGCCGAGAAGCCGATGTTCAGCGTCGGCGGGGGGACAGCCGAGAGCTGCGTGGGCGGGCTGCCCATCGTCGGCTCAATGTTGTTAATCGTGCCAGGGATGACGCGGACGATGTAGTCCGAACCGGACTTTGAGCAGAAAACTTTGAAGGGATGCGGCTGGGTCTGGTATACCCAAGGCTCGTCGATGGTTAGGGCAAAGGCGCCGCCGCTATTCGTAAACGTGTAACCGACTCCTGGCTGGATGCTCATCAGACGTTGAGGTTGTCGTAAATAATCGGGCTAAGGTATCCCTCGCCATTGAACCGAAGCTCGTAGGTCAGTTTATAAAGCAGACCGTAGTCTTCAAACCCGACCGATGAGATCATCAACTGAGGGTCTTCGTCATCGGCCTTGAACTGGTCGCCGAAATAGGCCGGGAGCATAAAGCGGAAACCTTGGGGCGCGCGGTTGTGGATGCACTTTCCGACGAAACTCCGCATCTTCACCACGTTCTCGGACTTCGTGGTATAGAGGACCCCGCTGAAAGTAGAGGTCGGCGCGAGGTAGGCCGTGCGCTTGTATAGTTTCTTTTCTTCAGAGTTAGCCGTGCCGAAAAATCCTTTGAATAGCGGCTTGTTCGGGTTGACCCCATCGTTTGCGAAGATTGAACCGTTCAGACCCTTAAAGGCCGGGGTGCTTGTCCCGTCAGGAGAAGGGCAAGACGTATAAGGCGACGGGCCAGCAATGCCATTCTTTGCCGCGGGCAGGAAAAAGTTGGGGTGCGAGGTCAGGGGCTCGGTGCTCAGAGAAGCGGACCCGCTGACGTTGGGCTCAGTCCAGTCGCCGGCGGCAATCCCGCAATACTGCGCCGTGATTGTGGCGACCCCGAGAGGGCCGTAACTGATGGAGGTCTTATGACACTTCAGCCGAGGGTCGGGCTTAAAGGCAGTTCCGCGGGCTATGTCCTGATTGCGGTCGCCGTCGACCTTGTACGTCGCCGTGCAGGTCAAGAGGCCATAGCCATCGTTGTCGATGCTGTAGCCAGGTTGCAGGAGCGGGGTGCGGAGGCTGCTGCCTTTTTCGATGCGTGCCATGTTAGCGGGAGATGCGTGAGCCGAGGATTTGGGTGTAACCGAAAAGGAAGCCGCTCGGGGCTTGCGAGCCGACCTGACCCTTCTCGGTAAGGTTGGCGCTGCTCGGGTGAACGCCGGCGTTGACGATGCCGCGGAGGGTCATGTCGATACTTGCGAGCAGATCGGTCTGCTGTCGCATGGCCTCCAGCTGCGGGCTTTGGCCCACGCCGACGACGTTGGAGCCGACCTCGGGACCGGTCGGCTTGGCGCTTGCGTCCTTGGCTTTGTCGCCGGACTTCTTTGCGTCTTCGGCGGCCTGACGGGCGGCGATGTCCGCGGTCAGTACGGCGTCAATGCGTTGGCGTATTGCATCTTCGGCCGATAAGACAGAAGCGGAACCGCCAAAACTAAAAGCGCTCTGCAATTCGGGACGCTTCTTTTCCTCCTCTTTAACGATTGCTTTGCCGCGTTCGTCTGCCTCAAGGAACTTGCGATAACCTTGGGACTGGGCGTCCTCCCCTTTTTTTCGCTTCTCGGCTTCTTGCTCGCGTTCCATGTATTGCAAAATGGCCTCGCGACCGCCTTCTCGCGTGTATTTTTTTGATTCTTCCTCCTTGGCGAAATTACGGGCGTCCTCGGCCTTCTTCTTGGCCTGTTCAATCTTATCGGTAATAAAGCCGATAGCCTTCTGGACTAGGATCATCGGGGCGATGAAGCCGAGAGCAATGTCCTTAAAAGCCTCACGGAACTTCTTGCCGACAGCGTTGGCCGCACCCTCCACGCCCTCCATAGAAGCCTTGGCCTGAGCCATCTTCTGAGGCACGTCGGACTTGCCCGACAACTCCCATTCAAGTTTGCGTCCCATCGTTTAACTTTGCTGGGCAGGCAACTCCCCACGGCGCACGGTTTCCATGAACTCCTCCTCCTCGGTCGTCAGTAGGTTGACCTTCGCCCCGGCCCGCACCGAGAAAGCCGTCGATAGCCAGATGGCTTGCGTCTCGGGCATCTCCCAAGCCCGTTGTTCCTCGATGCCGTTGGCGACTAGGTTGGTGACGATCATCAGCGGCCAGGGGATGCCGACCCCGTCAGCTGAGTCGCTGGTCTTAGACGACTCCCAGTATTTAGGCCATGCCCCGAGGTGGCAATGCTCGACGAACCTGGCGACCTCCGCGGAGAACCTCTCGGGATGGTAATGGTAGATGCGCAGCCGAACCTCGTCCCAAAACCCAACGCGTAGATCGGACTCCTCGGCGCATACCTTGACCGCAATCAACAGGTCGGTCGGCGTGATGCCGTGCTCGGTAGTCGTGACCAGGGGCGACTCAATCGAGAGCAGCCGCACCCGGTGTTTCAGGCAAAAAGGAAAGACCCGCTTCCCGAGGATAGTCCGGGAGGACGGGTCTCTAAACGCCCGCAGAAATCTGTTGTCCACGGGGTGAGTCAAAGCCCTTGCAGGGCTCAGGTCAATCAGGACGGCGTGATGCCTTCAAAGTCGACCGCCGTGATCTTGTACTTCACGAAGTCCTTGGAACTGCCGACTTCCTCGACTTTGGTCACAACTCCCAAGAACGTATTGCTCGCCGTGCCAGACGGGTAAGCGCTAAGCGCGGCGACCGTGAAGGTCAGGTTGGCACCGAGGGCCGGGCCAGGGGTGCCGGCAAAGGCGGCCTTGACGACGCCTTCAATGGTCAGCTCGGTCTTGCGGTCGTCGAAGCGCATGGTCTTCGTCAGGCCAGTCTCATCCTGAACCATGCCCTCGTTATTGAACGAGGCGGAGACGGTATAGGACTGGACAAAAAGCGGGACCGTTAGCTGGGTACCAGCGATGCCATAGGTGCAGGAAGTTCCTTGGGAGACGGCGGCCATTTGTCTTTGCGGGCGGGGGCAACCTTAGGCGGGCAGGACGGTCAACAGGCCGAACGTGAAGGCCGTCGCGTAACTGCGCTCATCCTTGCCCTCGTCCTCGGTGTTAGGGGTCACGTCGTACAGGGTCGCGTCAGCGGAGGCCACGAAGACCGCCTTCAGGCCGGCGAGGTCTTGCATAGACCCAGCCAGGGCGGCGCACCGGGCCCGGTGGTCGGCGAGGGTCGTGTCGTCGGCGTTCGAGAAGATCGTGACGCGGACGGAGCAATCGTAATTGCCAGCGCCTTCAGGAAGGTCGGCGGGCGACCGGGCCGAGTCGCAGAGCACAATGGCCTTAGGGAGGACGTTGATGTCACCGTCGTCCCCGGTGTAGATGTTGACCCCCGTCAGGCCGGACTCGGCTGAGAGGTGCGTGGCGACGTTGGCCTCGACGATGTGGCGAATTGATTTGGTACCCATAAAGTTTAAGAGCCGTTGAACTTCCTAGCCTGTCGGGCTTGGAACTGCTCGAGGTCGGCCATGAGGCGGGCCATAGCAAGCGCCCTGGCTACTTCGTGCACCCTGTTCTTGCTGGCCTGTCCGTCGTTGTCGCCGATGCGGTTTCCAATGATCATATTTACGCCAGAGGCATTACGGAATGAGGTGACGTAGCCGTTCCCGGCGTGGCGCCTAATCCAGACAGGAACATCCTTGTCCTTATATAGGGCTTTATTGTTCAGCTTCGGGAGGCGGGTCAGCACTTCGTACCAGCCAGATTTTAGCATACCTACATGGCTTTGCGTAAGTTTGATGTATTCGTCGATAATGGATTTATTCTCCACGACGTGCTTGCCGAGATATGAGCCGGTATTCCGCCAGACCTTGACGCGGCCCTGGTTAGAGATGTGGCGG